GGAAGGCCTCTATTAATGTAGGTACAGGCGGCGCTCAGGTGTTTGCTACATATTTCCCAGTTTCAGCAGCTACTGTAGACCTTTTAGGTGACGCTGTGGCAACTGTTGAGTACATGCAACCTGTATCTGCTGGTGGTTTTTACACTATTTAATGAGGAGTAAGTTATGCAATCAGATGTATTTGCTATTACACCCTCCTCTGACGATAATTTTTATTTTGCATCAGCAACTGCTACAGGTACTATATCGCTTTTAAAAAGCACTCCTAGTAGAAATGGTGCTGGGTATAAAGTATCTGTTCAAAATAGTGCGGGTGATGATTCTAGTACTAACTACAACATTTCAGGTTTTGTAGTTGGTGATTTAGGTGGTAACACAGTAACTGAAACCCTTGCAGGTGGGGAAAGTGCAGTAACTGTATTTACCACTAATTATTTTGCAGAAGTGACAAACTTTGCTGTTGCTGCTGGAACATCTGTAGGAACTATTCAAGTTGGTTTTGGGGGTGACAGTACCATAGCACTTCCAAGAACTAGGATTAAAGCATTTAATTATGCAGCACCTACAGCTTCAGGTTCTATAACAGTAACTAGAAATGATGATTCTACATTACCAATTCTTGAGATAACCTCTCCTGAAGGTATCGTACAATCTAGCCATCTAACTATTCCAGAAAACGGAGTGCTAACTACGGGCAGTAATACTAACAATTTTGCAATTGTTACACTAAGTAATATTACTAGCTTGACGTTATATTGTGGCTAAGTCTAAAGGAATGGGTATCAAGACTTCTGTAAAGTCTGGCAATTTTCGTAAGACTAAATCAGGGGCGGGAATGACCAAGAAAGGGGTAGCTGCTTATCGTAGAGCTAACCCCGGTTCCAAGTTAAAAACAGCCGTTACAGGTAAAGTTAAAAAAGGTTCTAAAGACGCTAAAAGACGTAAGTCTTTCTGCGCTCGTTCTGCTGGACAGATGAAACAGTTTCCTAAAGCAGCTAAAGACCCAAACAGCCGTTTACGCCAAGCTAGAAAGAGATGGAAGTGCTAATGGAAAAAGATATTAAAAGCGAGGTAGCTGTGCAAGCCAACGAGATTAACCATATTCAAAAAGATATGGATGAGATGAAAGCAGATATTGAACAGATTAAAAAGTCTTTAGCTAATATAGACAAGATGTTGTCAGAAGCTAAAGGCGGTTGGAGAACTTTAATGTGGGCAGCGGGTGCAGGAGGGGCTGTTGCCGCTTTTGTACTTACAATACAACAATTTTTTTGGGAGAAGTAAAATGGCAACAAGTAGCTACGCATCTTTTTCGGGATTTAAGGATAAAAGTACAAGAAATGTAAAACCAAAGACGTTTAAACAAGCCTTTGCAGATGCTAGAAAATCTGGCAAAAAAACATTTTCTTTTGACGGAAAAAAATTTACAACTCAAACAAAAGATGATATTAAAAGTGCTAGAAAAAATATAAAGTTGGGTAGTACTAAAAATATTGATCCAGATGATTTAAAAGGCTCTGGTAGAATACGCACTCAAACGTCAGACACAGGGAAAAATATTCTTGGTAAAGATGTTGAGGGCGGCAAATCTTCTGGTATGGCAGGTACACCTGGTGGAAAAAGTGTTTCTGAAAAAGATAGACTTAAAAGCGCTGTGGATAGAAAAGATTCTGATACCATCAGTAGATTAACAAAAAGAAAAATCTCTAAAATAAAAGGTATGAAAGCCGGGGGATCAGTAAAGGCTAAGAAAAAGAAAAGAATTGACGGAATAGCAAAGAAGGGTAAAACAAAAGGTCGAATAATATAAAAAAGGAGTGTAAGTGGCGCACCTAATAAGTAATATTCCGTATTTTAAATGTTGGGTTAGAAAAGAGTTTACAAATGGGCATCAAAATTACCACGGGGAGTTTGTTCACGGATTGGCAGTGGCTGTTACAACCATGCCAGATCGCTGCCTCAGTTTCCAAATTATCTTCACAGGATGTGAAGCAGATGACGGGAGCCAAGAAAATGTACATGGGGGAGCAATGTGGGCAAGGATGCCCATCACTGGGTTGGTTGGAGACATTGCTTTGGAAGAGTGGCCAGAAAGAATGGAAACGCACCTCGCCCAACCGTGGGATTGCCCATCACACAACCATTCAATCGTATCTCTCAACAGATGCAAACCAAGTCCGTGGTTATGCAAAATCGCAGGAGAGTTTCATCAATCGAGATATCTCTTCACTGTGGACTACACCGAAAGCGAAGTCGCAGATGACCCAGCCCAACACAAACAGAGTCACGTTATGGTGCTGACCGATGGACAATGGAAAGGCAATGTAGTAGCCTTACCTAACAATAGAGTTAGAGTAACAAGCCCTGCATATTGGATTACAGGAGAGGGCGCACCAGATTTTAAACCAAGTCAATGGACACATTGTGCGGAACAAGACGATAGTTACACAGATCCAGAGGTAACATTTAATAATTTATACAAGGAGTAATCGTATGAAAGGCATGGGTATGAAAAAGAAAATGGGTATGGCTGGCGGAGGAATGAAAAAAGGTTATGCTGCTGGTGGAATGAAAAAAGGTTACGCTGCTGGTGGGATGAAAAAAGGTTACGCTGCTGGTGGTAAAACTAGTTTTCCTGATATGAGTGGTGATGGAAAAACTACACAAAAAGATATATTAATGGCTAAAGGAGTTATTCCTAAACCTGCAATGAAAGGTGGAGGCTCTGTTACAGCTAAAATGAAAAAAGGTGGTGGGCCTCTTAAAGCTAAAATGGCTAAGGCAGGTGGTAAGAAAAAAACTACTACAGCCGTTAAGAAAAAATCTACTAGAGTAGCCAAAAATAAACGTGATGGTATAGCTAAAAAAGGGAGAACTAGAGCGTAATGAGTAGCCCTTTACCCCCTTCGGTAAACCCTCAACAAGTATCCCCTGTGCTACCTTCTGTTGCACAACAGGCGTATATGCAACGGATGCAACCTCCTCCTATGCAACCCCCTCCTATGCAACCTTCTCCCATGTTTGGAGGTAACTTTGGTAACCAAGGAGGAGTTGATCTGACGAGTATAACTTCGGGAGTTAGAAGTTTATTACAAAATATAGACCAACAAACAAACCCTTTATTTGGTTTAAGACATGGGTTGGAAAATTATTTAAGAAATTATGGCACAGACATGAGAAGTGGCAATGCTTCTCCCGGCATAATGGGGTTACAAACACAGGGGCCAATAAGCCCATACAATAGTCGTCAAATGCAACCTATGGCTATGGGTGGTAGATTAGGGGGTAGTGGGTTAGGTTTAAGTGGCTTATTACAGGGACAACAGATAGCACAGTCAGGAGGATAAAAATATGATGCCAAGTCGTGGAATGGGGGCTATGCAAAAAGCTAAGGTAGAGAAACTTAAAAGAGGTGGTTCTGTTGGAACTAAAAAGAAGAAATCTGCTAAAAAATCTGGTTCTAAGCCTACAAATCCAAGTTTATATGCTCGTGTAAAAGCTGAAGCTAAACGTAAATTTGATGTGTACCCTAGTGCTTACGCAAATGCTTGGTTGGTAAAGACTTATAAGAAAAGAGGCGGAGGCTATGCGTAATGTCTCTTAAAGAATGGTTTGGTAAAGGTAAAAAAGGCGATTGGGTTGATATTGGTGCGCCTAAGGAGAAAGGTAAATACCAAGCCTGTGGACGAAAATCTACTAAAGGAGATAGTAAAAGAGCCTACCCTAAATGTGTACCAAGAGCTAAAGCAAACTCTATGACCACAGCGCAAAAAAAGTCAGCAGTTCAACGTAAAAGAGCTGCAGGTAATCCAGGAGGTAAACCTACTAATGTTAAAACAATCGTCAAATCCAAGAATACCAAGAAAAAAAGGGCAACCCGCAAGGTCTAAGAAACATTCTGATTTGTATACGGATGAGAACCCTAAAGGTACTATAAAGGGTTTGAAGTTTGCAACAAAAGAAGACGCAACAAAAAGTGTTAGTAGGATTAAAGGTAGTGGCAGATCGAAGGCTCATAAAATACAAGCAGCCATAGCTATGGAACAAAGAGCTAAGGTTATGGGAAAAAGAGATGCTGCTGGGGTTTATAGAAGATATATTAACAGTGTGAAAGCAAAAACATAGATGGCTACTACAGATACAACCGCTTTTAATTTAAATTTAAACGATATAGCTGAAGAAGCGTTTAGTCGTTGCGGCACAGAAATGCGAACAGGATATGATTTGCGTTCTGCAAGACGCTCTTTAAATTTATTAACTATTGATTGGGCTAACAGAGGTATAAATTTATGGACTATTGAAGAGGGATCTATTCCTTTAACTCAAGGTACTATTGCTTATGATTTACCTGTAGATACAATTGACCTTTTAGAGCATCAGGTGCGTACAGGTTCAGGGTCTAATCAACAAGATTTAACAATTAGTAGAATTAGTGTGTCTACTTACGCAACCATACCAAATAAAAATAATACTGGTAGACCTGTTCAAGTGTTTATAGACAGACAGTCAGGAGCTACTAACGCTTCTGGGGTAGTGCAAAACCCACAAATTAAAGTTTGGCCTGCACCAGATCGAAGTGATACATATACATTTGTATATTTTAGGATGCGAAGAATACAAGATGCTGGAGATGGTGTTAACACCCCGGACATACCTTTTCGTATGCTGCCATGTTTAGTTGCAGGTTTAGCTTATTATCTTTCTTTAAAAGTGCCAGAAGGTGCTAATCGTATATCAATGTTAAAACAAGAATACGAAGAACAATGGTTAATTGCTTCTAGTGAAGATAGAGAGAAAGCGCCATTACGTTTAGCACCTAGAGAGTTTTTGTACTAATATGACTGCCGCATTTGCCCGTGGAAAAAAAGCTATTGCAGAATGTGATAGATGTGGGTTTAGGTATAAATTGAAGGAATTAAAAGAACTTACAATTAAAACAAAAAGTGTTAATATATTCGTGTGTCCTACATGCTTTGAGAAGGACCAGCCTCAGTTACAAATTGGAATGTATCCAATAAACGACCCGCAGGCTTTACGAAACCCACGACCAGATTTAACACGTTTTCCCGCATCAAAGTCTAGGAACTTTCAATATGGATTTAATCCAGTGGGTTTTGCAGACCGATTAGAGTTGGGGTTACCGAATAGTTTAGTTGCTAGTACAGGTATAGGTGATGTGACAATAGAAATAACTTAGGAGGCTTTATGAAAGAAGTTACAAAATTTAAACAACCAACAGAAGTGCCAGTGCCTAAAACAGGAGGTTATCCTGATAAAGTAGCTAACACTCAAACAGTAAAGACTAGAGGCTCAGGAGCTGCTATTAAGGGTAATAAGTCTTCAACTAGGCTTGCGTAATGAATTACGCAGAACTTCTTGAAACTATAAAGGGGTATTGTGAAAACGATTTTCCTGATACTTCTTTTACAAATGAGGCTGGTGTAATTGTTTCTTTAACCAGCACTGAACAGGTTAATAGATTTATAAAACAAGCAGAACAAAAGATATATAATTCTGTACAAATATTAGCATTAAAGAAGAACGTAACTGGGTCACTTTCATCAAACAATCAATATCTTGCGGTTCCGGCTGATTGGTTAGCTGATTTCTCTTTAGCTGTAATTGACCCCACTACAGGGGCGTATAACTATCTTTTAAGTAAAGATGTTAACTATATAAGAGAAGCGTTTCCAAACCCTACTAGCACAGGTACACCTACTCATTATGCTTTATTTAGCGATGTGTCATTTATAGTAGGTCCAACACCCGACCAAAATTATGAAGCTGAATTACATTATTTTTATTATCCGGAAAGTATTATAACTGCAGGTACATCATGGCTTGGGGATAATTATGATTCTGCTCTTTTGTATGGGTCTTTAATAGAAGCGCACATATTTATGAAAGGAGAAGCAGATACTTTTCAAAGCTATAGTCAAAGGTATAATGAGTCTATATTGGGTCTCAAACAGTTAAGTGAAGGTAAGAATCGTCAAGATGCTTATAGAACAGAACAAGCGAGGTATCAAGTTAAATGATAGGAAATAGCACATCAGCGTTATTAGGTGGAAATGTAAAAGTTTATACAACGTCTAACAGAGGTTTTACTCCAGAGGAAATATCTGAAAGAGCTGTAGATAAAATCATATCTGTTGGTAGTCAAACACATCCTGTTATTAGAGAACAAGCAGAAGCATTTAAAGAGAATATTAGAAAAGTTATAGTTCACTACATGAAAGAAGCTATAAGCAGTAATAACACGACATTGGCACACAAGTTTAGGCAAGCGGGACATCCTGAACTTATAAAAATTTTAGACGAATAGGGAGTTAGGTATGGCAATCACACAAGCAATGTGTACTTCATTTAAACAAGAATTAATGTTAAGTATGCACAATTTTCATCCAACAGGCGCAAGCGCAGCTAGTACGTTTAAACTCGCTTTGTATTCTTCGGGAGCAACATTAAATGCTTCTACAACTGGGTTTGTTACAGCAGGTGAATGTAGAGGAACAAACTATGCAACAGCAGGTTCTGCATTGACAGTAGTTGGAGTAACGTCAGGCTCTACATCAGGTTTTGTAGATTTTGCAGATTTAACTTTTTTAAATGTTACTTTAGCAGCAGATGGAGCGTTGATTTACAATAGCACTCCGTTTACCTCTAATAATGCTGGAACCACTTTAACTAATGCAGCAGTAGCAGTGTTAGACTTTGGTGGGTCAAAATCAGCGTCAGCGGGTGATTTTACAATAGTATTTCCTGCGGCAACAAGTGCAGCGGCAATTATTAGAATAGCGTAAAATGCCTACAAGCGCTATCTACGAAGGATGGAGTACTGGGCCGTGGGCAAGAAATGGTTGGGGTTCGCCTCAATTAGATATAGGCGTAGATGGTGTTGGAGCAACTGCGGGTCTTGGTTCTGTTGTAGTAGTAATAGGTAAAGCTGTATCAGTTACTGGAGTAGGGGCAGTAGGGGGTATAGGAACTCTTACTTTTACAACCACAATTAACCAAAATGTAACGGGAGTTAGCGGCACAGTAAATTTAGGTAGTATAGAGTTACCCTTAGAAGTTTCAGGAGTTTCGGCTACTGGGCAGGTAGGAAAAGTACTAGTGTGGGGGCAAATAGATACGGACCAAACCCCTAATTGGAATATAATAATAGAAGCAGCATAGGAGAACATTATGGCTTCGTCAGCGTCACCAGATTTAAAAATTCAACTCATGGCAACAGGGGAAAACTCTGGTGCATGGGGAACTATAACTAACAATAATCTTTCTGCTATTGAAGAAGCTATCGCAAGAACAACTGATGTTACTTTTGCTGATGATGCTCCAACTGCATCTGTAACATTAACTGATTCAAATGCTTTGCAGGCTGGAAGAAATTACCGTCTGAATCTAATTGGGACAGGAACAGCAGGTCATGTTTTATTACTACCAACCGTTGAAAAAAGCTATCTTATAAACAATACTCTAAGTGTAGATGTTTCGGTACGAAACGGTACAGCAGCAGGGACAAATTTATTTAACACACAAACAGTACCTGCTGGAGGCGCAGCAATAGTATATACCGATGGCTCGGCAGTAACTTCTGCTGTTAGTAGTGCGAGTGCTATGGAAGTATCAAATGTTTTATCAGTTGGTGGAGCTGCTTCTGTAGGTGGTACATTAGGTATTAAAGGAAATGTTTCTTCTGAAGGTACCTTAAGTGTCATCGGTGCTGTTTCAGTTGGAGGCACGTTAGGTGTAACTAGTAATGTTTCTGTAACTGGCACTTTGGCAATAGAAGATGAGTTTACATTTGCTACAGCAAACAGTACGGGTAATTTAGGTGTAGTAGGTAACGCTTCGGTTGGTGGCACTTTCCATATACAAGGTAATGCTTCGGCACAGGGAACATTAAACGTTAAAGGTGCTGTATCTGTATCTTCTACTCTTGGAGTTGAGGGTGATATAGACAATGAATCGGGGAATTTAACAATTAACCCTGCAACACAAATTGTAGAGGTAAAAGGAGATGGCTCTTCTGTAGAAGGTCAAATTCAATTAAACTGCCATGATAACTCGCATGGTCAAAGACTTAGAGCGCAGCCTCATAGCGAAGGCGTTACTAATACAATGCTTTTACCTCAAGGGGCTAGTTCTACTTTAGTTTCACAAGTTGGCACTGCCACATTAACTAATAAAACTTATCTTGATGTAGATGGTAATTTACGAGCAGTACCTGTATCTAGGGAATTAGCTACACAATTAGGAACTGCTGCTGCTACTGATACAGGTAATTTTATTCTTATGAAAGGTACAGCTTCTTCAACTCAAACTTTAGTTTTAGCTGCTGATACATTTTCTGCTGGAGATATATTTACAGTAGTTAATAGTCCTTTTGGAGGTAAAACGGCTGCTGCTGTTACAACATTTTCAGCAGCGCAAATGAACTCTTGTTTTGTAGCTGGAGCAGAAACGTCAACTGCTTTAGTAACATTAGCTTACAATGGAGTTGCTAGTGTACTATTTGCATCAGCTAATGGTTGTATAATCACAGGAAATGTAAGCTAATGACAGGTATTCATCAACTTTTAATGACAAATTTTGCTGCTGCTGCTGGCGGTGGAGTTGTTGCTACAGGGGGTAATGAAGTTAAAACTGTTGGTAGTTTTAAATATCACGTTTTTACTGGAAATGGAACTCTTAATGTAAGCGCTGGAGGCACCATAAATGTAATATCTATAGGTGGGGGTGGAGGTGGAGGTATTGATGCGTCAGGTGGTGGAGGTGCTGGCGAGGTTGACATTTTAACTGAATTAACTGTTTCTGCTGAGACTGCTTATACAATTGTGGTTGGTGCAGGCGGAGTATCAAGTGGGCGAGGAGGCACAAGTGAAGTTTCTTCATTGCTAACTACATTAGGCGGTGGAAATGGAGCTGGAAATAATGGAGTTTCAACAACGGGTGGATCAGGTGGTGGAGCATCCTATAATAAGGCAGCTTCAGCGGGTAATGGTGCTAACACAGGTAGAGGCGGAGATGGCTATGGAGGTACTCCTTATGCGGGAGGAGGTGGCGGTGGAGCATCATCAATTGGAGGAAACGTTAATGTCGCAGCTCGAAAAGGAGGAACAGGAGGTGAAGGCTTGGCTTTGACGGCTATGGACACGAATCTTGCTTTTGCTAATTTTACTTCATTTTCTGAAGCAAACTCAGGCATAGTTGCTTCTGGAGGGGGAGGGGGGTCTAATGATGGTTCTTCCGTAGGTGGAGATCCCGGCACAGGAGGAGGACAGGGCGGTTCAGGTTCGGGTAATGCGCCAAGAAGTAGTCCTCATGGCTATGGTGGTGATGCTGCTTCCTTTGGTTCAGGAGGAGGAGGTTCTGGCTGGCCCGGTGGTGCGGCAGGAGATGGAAAATCGGGACTAGTTATAATAAGGTACGCTGCATGAAAAATTTTGCTTATGTTAATCCAAGCACCACTTTTATTGAAAGTATTGCTACAGCCGAAGAGGGCTGGAGTGAAGCTAATTGGCATGAGGTAGGTGATAGACCTGCCGTGATAGGAGGAACATATATTAACGGTGTTTTTATATTGCCACAGCCCTATCCTAGTTGGGGTTTAGACTCAAATAAAGATTGGCAGCCTCCAATAGTAGAACCTATTCCCACGGATGTTGAAAAAGCCGCTGGAAAATATTATGTTTGGAACGAAGCTCTGTACCAATCAGACAACACTAAGGGTTGGGTAATAGGTACTTATACGGAGCATCACTCATAAATGAATACAAAGGGCTTTATAGAGCTAATTAATAAATTAAGGAAATAGAGTGGACCCACTTACACTCTTAGCCGCAGCGAATACTGCTTTTACAGTAGTAAAAAAAGTAGCCAAAGCAGCAGATGAGGCTGATGCAGTATATCAATCTTTATCTAAGTGGGCGGGACATATTAGTGATTTGCAAGAATGGATGTCACAGGAGGAAGCCAAACCTTCTATTTTTAAAAAAATAATCTACAAAAAATCAGCAACAGCAGAAGCATTTGATATATTAGTAGCCAAAAGAAAAATCGAAGAACAGGAAAAAGAAATAAAAAGTATGTTTTATGTAGGAGCATTATGCCATCTTGGGATTTCTGGATATAAGGAGTTTATTCATCAACGTAGAGCAATAAAGAAAAAACGGGAAAAGGAAGTTTATGAACAGATTCGTAGACGTAAAGCCTTTTTCTATAATACTATAATGGGAGGAGCTATAACCATTGTAGGAACTTTATTAGTAAGTATGGTTTATTTTTTAATAGATATGATTAAGGAAGCGAGTGGCTAATGCTTATTGTGATGGTTACTACTTTATTACTTGTTATATCTCCAAAAAGAGATGAGTTTTATTGTAGGTTAAGTTGGTTTGATAAAGGGAGGTGTATTTATCAATGTCAAAATGGCTACGAAAGGTTTACTTGGGTTGTAAATGAAACAAAGGATGGTTGTAAGTTAATGAAAAGATTTTACAAAGCATAGAGGAATTGACCAATGTTGAATTTACTTGGAAGTTTATTACCGATTGGTGAAAAGTTAGTTGACAAATTAATCCCTGATCCTGAAGCCAAGCAAAAGGCTTTAAAAGAATTAAAACAAATGGAACAATCAGGAGAGTTAGCAAGGCTATCGGCTGACCACGCAAATACTGCAAGTGCCAGAGAGCGAGAAATGAAAATCGCTAATTCAGAATTTGCTCCAATGGTAAATAAAATCATCGTACCGTGCCTAGCCATACTAATTGTATTTTTAACATTTGGCATGATGTCTGCAATCTTGTTTATGGATATTGAGTCTGGTAAAAATTATGAGATAAGTTTATATATCTTAGGCTTGCTTTCAGGAGCGTTGATGAGTTGTATTAATTATTATTTTGGAAGTTCAACTGGTTCAAAAGAAAAAAGCAAAGAGTTACAAGAAATTATGGAAAAGAAAGAACCAAAGCTATGAGCGTAGATTGGGAAAACTCTAAATATTTCAAAGCTAGTGAGTTCACTTGTAGCCACACAGGCACAGAGAAGATGGATCAGGGTTTTATAAACAAATTAAATAATTTGCGAGAAATATATGGTAAACCTATAACAGTTAGTTCTGGGTATAGAGATTCAACTCACCCGGTAGAAGCAGCTAAGAAAGACCCTACTTCTGGAGCGCATGTCTCAGGTAAAGCTGCTGACATATTAATTGAACGAAAAAATGCTTATGAACTTTTATCTTTGGCTTTTGATGTTGGATTTACAGGAATAGGAGTTAATCAGAAAGGCGGGGCGAGGTTTTTGCACCTAGATACTATTGAAAGTTCTCCTGCAAGACCTCGCCCAACCATCTGGTCTTATTAATATGACACTACAAAAATTACAATTTAGAGCAGGCGTAAATAGAAACATAACTAATTACTCTAATGAGGGAGGTTGGTTTGAGTGTGATAAAGTTCGTTTTATTGACGGGTATCCTGAAAAACTAAACGGTTGGGCTAGATATAGTCCAACTAATATAACTGGAACCTGCCGTGCATTATTTGGTTATGTAACTTCTTTTTCAGACGACTTTCTAGCTATAGGTACAAACAGTAAAGTTTTTTTAGAGGTAGCACAGAACTTTAATGACATAACTCCTATACGTTCAACAACAAGTGCGGG